TGTATCGAGAGGTACTAATAATGACTATTCTGCTTTTACTATATTTGATACTTCAGAAATGCCATATAGACTTGTAGCAAAATATAGAAGTAATGAAATTAAACCAGTTATTTTTCCTAATATCATAAATGAACTTTGTAGAAAATATAATATGGCATATGTTTTAGTAGAGACAAATGATCTAGGTCAACAAGTCGCAGACGCTTTACAGTTTGAATGTGAATATGACAATATGTTAATGTGTACACAAAAAGGCAGATCAGGTCAAATACTAGGGGGTGGATTTAGTGGAAGAGGTTCTTCACTAGGTCTTAGAATGACTAAGGCTGCGAAAAGGGTAGGATGTTCAAACTTAAAGTCTTTGCTAGAAGGTGATAAAATGATAATTCAAGACTTTGATACTATCGCAGAATTATCAACATTCATATCAAAAGGTAAGTCTTATGAAGCAGAGGATGGTTGTAATGATGATTTAGTTATGTGTCTTGTAATGTTCGCCTGGCTTGCAAATCAACAGTATTTTAAAGAGTTAGTTAATATAGATATGCGTAATGCTCTCTTTGCTGAGCAACAAAATGCACTAGAACAGGATATGGCACCTTTTGGGTTTATGGATGATGGGTTAAATGAACACGAATCTGAGATAGATGAATACGGCGATGTTTGGAATCCTGTTGATGTAGTCAGATAGTCTGTAATTTTTGATACTTATAAATAGTTTCAAGGGTTGAATAAAATTAAGGGTAATTTAAATAATTAAGGAGAAAACACTATGGCATTCCAACTATCACCAGGTGTTCTCGTACAGGAAACAGACCTAACTAATATTATACCTGCAGTAGCCACTTCTATTGGCGCAACAGTTATTGTATCTGAAAAAGGTCCTATGGATGAAATTACAACAATTTCATCTGAGAAAGAATTAGTAGATACATTCGGTAAACCAGACGGTAATACATACGAATATTGGTTTACGGCTGCTAACTTTTTACAGTACGGTAATACTTTAAAAGTGGTTCGTGCTACAACAGGTAATGTAAATGCTTGTGTATCAGGTACTGCTATACAGATAAAAAACACCCAACACTATCTTGATAACTTCGCAAGTGGTCAAGCTGCTGTTGGTCCATGGGCTGCTCGTACTGCTGGAACTCACGGAAACAGTTTACAAGTTTCTATGTGTACAAATTCTAATGCGTTTTCATCTACTGCAACTTCACTAGTAAATAACGGATCAGGTATCGCTGTCGGCGCTACTGTGGTCGCTGTTGATACTGGTTCAGAGTTTGTGGTTGGTGATCTTATAGAGTTTGGTGACGCAAGTAGCAATTTCAATGCTGCTCCGTCAGGAGAGTTCTACGAAATTACGGCAATCAATTCAAACGACCTAACGGTCAAAAGACATAACAGCACAGGTTCTCAAGGCCTAAAACACGCAGTAGTAGATAACGCTAAGATCAAAAGATACTGGAAATATTTTGATCAGTTTGACGCTGCTCCAGGAACAACAACTGATGTATCTAATAATAACGGTTCAAATGATGAAATGCATATCGTTATTGTTGATGAAGATGGTAAAGTTTCTGGCACTGCTGGAACTATTCTCGAAATCTTTGAGGGTGTTTCACAGGCTTCAGACGCAAAAGATGAGTCAGGTGCTACTAACTACTACGCTGATGTAATATACAATCAAAGTTCATATGTATATTGGATGGATCACGAAACTACACTGGCAAATGCTGGTTCTGCTAAGTCAGGTCAGGCATTTGATAATGTCGGTTCAAGTGCAACTGCTTTATACAGCAATTCACTTGCAAGTGGTACAGATGATAACGCACCAACAAACGGTGAGTTGGCACTTGCAGTAGATAAGTTCAAAGATGGAGAAACAGTAGATGTTAATTTATTAATGACTGGTCCATCTGCAACTTCTGCTGACGCAACTGGTACTACATATGCTACGGCTGTGATTGATGTTGCTGAGTTTAGAAAAGATGTTGTCGCATTTATTTCACCTGCTTCCGCAGATGTTGTAAATGTTGCTGATCCTATCGCTCAAACAGAAAATGTTAAAGGTTTTGCTGACGCATTATCTTCAACTTCATATGCTGTTATTGATAGTGGTTACAAATATATGTACGACAAATATAATGATGTATATAGATTCGTTCCATTGAACGGAGATATTGCTGGTTTATGTGCTAGAACAGACAATGTTGCAGACGCATGGTTCTCACCTGCAGGTCTCAATAGAGGTCAAATTCGTGGTGCTGTTAAACTTGCATACAATCCTAACAAATCACAAAGAGATACACTTTATCGTGCAAGAATAAATCCTGTGGTAACTTTACCAGGTCAGGGTACTTTAATGTTCGGTGATAAAACTGCATTGGCAAAACCAAGTGCGTTTGATCGTATCAATGTTAGAAGATTGTTCATCACTCTAGAAAAGGCAATTTCTACAGCTGCTAAATTTCAACTCTTTGAATTCAATGATGAGTTTACAAGAGCACAATTTAGAAATCTTGTAGAACCATTCCTAAGAGATGTACAAGGTCGTAGAGGAATCACAGACTTCCAAGTTGTTTGTGATGACACTAACAATACTGGCGATGTTATTGATCGTAATGAGTTTAGGGCTGACATTTTTGTTAAACCTAACAGATCAATTAACTTCATAACTTTAAACTTTATCGCAACAAGATCAGGCGTAGCCTTTTCTGAAGTTGCGGGTGCTTAACCTAGAGAGAGGAGAATAAACAATGCCTAATATTAATGACTTTAAAGCTCGTCTCGCTGGTGGGGGCGCTAGAGCCAATCAGTTCAAGGTAACAATGCCTTTCCCTGGTTATTCTGCCGTTGGTGGTGAAACGCAACAAATGGCCTTCTTATGCCAAGCTGCTCAACTACCTGGTAGTACAGTAGGTGAAACGCCAATACCATTTAGAGGTAGAACACTTTATATCGTAGGAGATAGAGAGTTTGAACCTTGGACGGTTACAGTTCTAAACGATACCGATTTCTTAGTGAGAAACGGACTAGAAAGATGGTTGAATGGAATGAACAATATGACTGATAACGAAGGGTTAACAAACCCTGCTGATTATCAAGTTGACGCTTTTGTTGATCAATTAGATAGAAATGGCGGAATACTAAAGACTTATACTTTTAGAGGTCTTTTCCCGACAGCACTATCACCAATTGATCTTGCATATGATACCAACAATAGTGTTGAGACTTTCACTTGCACATTCAGATACCAATACTTTGAAACTGATACTACTACTTAATTTATCATATAAATAATTAGTAGAAATTATTATGAAAAGGAAATCTAATGGCTGAATTATTTGGCTTTCAAATAACACGAGCTAATCAAAAAGCTAAGGATGGTGGATCTCCCCAGAGTTTCACCGTCCCTACGGCTGATGATGGCACGACCACGGTATCTGCTGGTGGTTACTTCGGATCTTATCTCGACCAAGAAGGTGGTGCTAAGAATGAAGAAGAACTAATTAGAAGATATCGAGAAATTGCAATTTATCCTGAAGTGGATACTGCTATTGATGACATTGTAAATGAAGCAATAGTAGCAGATGAAAGAGATCAATCAGTCTCTTTATCACTAGACAATTTAAATTTATCACAAAAAATTAAATCTAAAATTAGAGATGAGTTTGATGAAATTCTAAAACTATTACAGTTTGAAGAAAAAGGTCACGATATTTTTAAAAGATGGTACATAGACGGAAGAGTTTATTATCATAAAGTAATTAATCCTGAAAAACCAAGACTAGGGCTTTCAGAATTAAGATATATTGACCCTCGTAAAATTCGTAAAGTTAGAGAAATAAAGAAACAACGATCTAACAAGAATGGTGTTGAAATGACCCAATCTGTTAATGAGTGGTATGTCTATAATGAAAAAGGTATGACTTCACCTAATTCTAATATGGGTCTTAAAATTACTACGGATGCTATTTCTTATTGTACTTCTGGCGTGATTGATCAAAATAAAAATGTAGTATTAAGTTATTTACATAAGGCAATCAAACCAGTTAACCAATTACGAATGATTGAGGATGCTGTTGTTATTTACAGAATAGTAAGAGCACCTGAAAGAAGAATATTCTATATAGATGTTGGTAATCTTCCTAAAGTAAAGGCGGAACAATATCTTAAAGATGTCATGGCAAGATATAGAAATAAACTTGTTTATGACGCCTCAACAGGAGAAATGAGAGATGACAGAAAACATATGTCAATGCTCGAAGATTTCTGGCTACCTAGGAGAGAAGGTGGTCGAGGTACAGAAATAACGACTCTACCTGGTGGACAAAATCTTGGCGAAATACAAGATGTTCAATACTTTCAAAAGAGAGTATATAAATCTCTCCATGTACCAGTTAGTAGAATGGAACAAGATCAAGGTTTTAATCTTGGTCGTACTGCTGAGATAACTAGAGATGAAATAAAGTTTTCTAAGTTTGTACAAAGATTGAGAAAAAGATTTACTGGATTATTCCATGACTTATTAAAGACTCAATTAGTCTTAAAAGGTATAATCACAATAGATGATTGGGATGCAATTAAATCCCATATACAATATGACTTCTTAAAAGATGGACACTTTGCAGAACTAAAAAATGCAGAACTATTGAAAGAAAGATTATTACTTGCTACTGAGGTAACACCTTATGTTGGTAAATATTTTTCAGTAGAATTTTTAAGAAAGAATGTATTGAGACAAACAGATGAAGAGATTTCAGAAATCGATTCACAAATTGCTAACGAAGTTAAAGTCGGTCTTATTCAAGACCCACTCGAAGATTTAGAAGGAGAAAATGATGAGTGAAACAGAAACTAAAGATATAAATTATGTTAAAGATATGGTAGATTCTCTATCGCAAGGAGATAATATTGGTGCTGAAAAAGCATTTAAGGATGCTCTTGCAGGTAAAATTTCAGCGTCTCTAGATACTAAAAGAACAGATGTCGCTAGTTCTTGGTTAAATGAACCACAAGAAACACCTACTGATGAAACACCTCAAGAGATTGAGGTAACAAGTGATGTACCTAGTGATCCTAAACCTGAAGTTGCTGAACCTAGTGCTGATATACTACCAGATGAAACGGTTTAGTCAATATAAAAGAGATTTAACTGAGGTACAACATAAGGTATCTACTGAGTATAATAAACTATCGCCTAGAATGAAAAAAGCGATAGATGACTTGTTTAAAACAAGTGATTCGATAGATAAAATAGACACTAATATTGATAGAGTCGCAAAGCAGTATGGTGTAAATAAGTCTAAAATTATGACTTATTTGGATAAAGAAACTTTGCGATAGTATAAATAGTAATTAGGAGAGAATTATGGCATTCGCAACTAAAACATTAAGAGACGATCCTATACCTACAGGCGCTGGTTCTGCGGGTGGCACGGTCGTTATTCGTTTAGATCACTCGGCAGATAGTGCAACTTCGGCTGCTCTTGACGCAAGTGCTTTATCAGGACACGC